TTATTCTAAAAGTTTTGTCCAATTCTATCTGCGCTCTACCTTTCGCACCTCCGTACATTGATCCAAACTTAGTGGCAGCCAAAGCCCCAAAAGCACCAGCGCCCATACCTGTAAAGGCGCCTAATTGCCAAAATCCTGCTAACGCCCCTACAACCGCATGTCGCACAATATTGTTTTCACTAAATGAGTCAAAACTGTGCACAGCAATCGCTAATATCACGTGTAAGATTATACCTATTATTTCCTTTGTTTTATTTTTCATATTAATTATTTTACCCTAATGCCGCTGCCGCTGTCGCGTCCATTCCTTTTCCTACCCCCATCATTCCTTTAAAAAATCCTATAGCTGATGATGCCTCTAATTGAGCTGCTTCTTGTTCTTGTTTTTTGTATGCTTGATAATAGGCCAGTTCTTGTTGCTTGTGCATAGCGTACTCGTCTTGTACTAACCCTGTTAACATACCAAATCTTTTAGAATTAAATTGCGCGGGTATATTTCTTCCACTTCTTTGTAACTCTTGTGTTTTTTGAGCATGCTGAGATAATAGTTGTTGATTTTTTGATTCTTGACTACCTATACCAACAGATGCTTGTCTTGATGCTAGCATGCCTTGTGTTAATAGTTTTTGAGCCAAAGATGCTGTTCCACTTGAACCACTCGCGCTACGCAAGCTATGTAGCATATTCACTTGGTCTTGGTTAAACGCGTCTCTTTGAAACTCTGCTTGCTTTTGATTAACTTTTAAATCTTGTGATCTTAAAGTTTCTTCTATATTTCTATATGGATCTTGAATTCGTAAATTAGCATATATGCCTTTCAGGCGCTCTAGTTCTATTTTATTTTTTCGTGCATCTCCCCTGGCTCTAATTTCCATTGATGTAAGATTACTTCTTCTCCACATGTTTTTTCTTCTCTGCGTCTTCCCCATCATTATGGTGTCCCTAAACATTTTATCACTCATGTATGTGCCGCCAGTATAATCGTCGTTCATATATTTATCACTTTAATATTAATCTACCACTATATAGTTACATTTTTTACTAATTATTTACTGCTTTCAGATATATCACATCCCACTGAAAACAACTCCATAGCTGACGTGCTATTGTTTTTTAGTTCAACTAAGCCAAAATAACCCCTTACAGAAGACATGTTTACAACATTATTTTTGCTAAAGAATATAAAACTATCTGCTGTTGGTAGTGTTAAATCTATTTCACAATTAACCTTAATCGCGGTGGTAGTACTACTATTTTCTATAGTTTCAATATCACCTATTAACACTTTATCGCTAGATACGTTAAACCCACTACTTTCCGTTGGATTAGTGTAGTAAACAGTATCACCAACCCTCATTGATATATTATTGTTTAAGCTAGTTGTGTTAAAAGTTAAATCTATGTAAGCCATTATTTTTGTTTTATGATTAGTATGTTAATAGTTCATTTAAATCTAGTGCCATAGTAACGTCTTCAATACCCCACCTGTTTATAGTAATAGTTCCTTCTATTAGCAAAGTTGTTTCGCCAATAGTAGATGCCGATAAAGCATTTATATTTACATCAGTTCCACCATTTAAACTTGCCATTGAATTTGTCCAATGAGAAGTTATACCTTTATTAGCAGCAAGTTCTGGAGTAATAGTATTTTGAAAAACAGGTATAGTAAAACTAGTAAAGCTTTTACCACCTGAACCTGTTAAAAGGTACTTAAAGTTAATAATTTCTTTAATCCTAGAAAACCTTGTTGTTTGCTCGCTAGTAAAACCAGCTATGCCAGCATATCTTTTTTCATGATAATGAGCTGTACCTGAGCCAAGCCCTGTTGCAACACCGTCAAATTGCGTTATAGTATAATTAGCACTTCCTTCTGCTTTTAAAGTTAAAATTGGATCTCTATATTGACAAAGAGTATATGTTGGAGTGGTTACTGGTATGCTCGAGGCCAACCCACTACTAGTTTCTATATTTATATTGTATTTTCTAGATCTCTTAAATACAACCCGAGCATTATCAGCAGCGGTTAAGTTTGGTGAAATAGTACACTCGTTAGTATTATTACCATTTGGATTTAATAATGTAACCACAGTAGATGCTGTTTCATCAGAAGATGAAGTTAGCATTATCTTGTCTCCTACTTTAACGCCAGTTAGGTCGTCAAAAATAACAGTCGCTGAACCACCACTGGCCGCCATGGTTCCATTCACGGCTGTTCCTTTAGAAATAATACTTGGAAAAAATTGTGTAAAAGAATAAACACCACTCTTATCAATGGTAAAACTATAAGAGTCGGTAATTTCGTTAGTTAAAGAATCAGTTAAAATAGAATCACCGTTATCGTCTTTTATTGTTAAAGTAGCTGTGGCGCCAGATGAACCAATTACTTTTATTTCTCTTGTCTCCCCACCTTTATTTAATATATAGCTACCAAAAGTTAAGCTGGTTATGAAGTTTAAAGAGCCACCTATTCTTGTTGGCACACTGGAGTCTTTATACACTAAACTAGCCACCGCGTTGTCTTGCTTGTTCACAGATACAGTGTTATAATATATCACATCAAATAAGTAAGAATACACATACTTGCGGTCATCATTGTAGTCAGCTGTTTTTTCCTCAATATCTTTTGGTATTAATTTTATATTATACTTAGAACTTAAAGAAGGTGCTTGTATAAACTCTCTTGCAGTCGCGTGACTTGCTTCAATTTTTATTGTAGCTATTGTAATTCTACCTTTTGAAGAAGTAGATCCTTTTATATTATAAATTTTTTGCTCTCCTTTAAAACCACCGTATTTCGTTGTTGTTGTTAGTCTATATGGGGCTTTTCCGGTGAGTGTTACTATACCGGAGTTTTTGTTGATACTATCTACTATGTTAATTGAAAAGTTCATTGAAATTATTTATTATAAATATACACTTGAAATAATAGATGCGTTACCAATTCCTTGAACAGTAAATTCACCTGTGTCTAAGTTTTCTAGAGTTGTTGCAACTCCGTTTATCTTATTATACCACTTACCTTCCTTTTCTATAAACTCAGGTACAGCGCCGCTATGCTTGTCTGTTTCAAACGAATTAACATACCATCCAAGTTTGTTTTCTAGATTATAATATTCGTTAGTATCACTAGTATTTTTATTTACTTTAGATTGAGAGCCCTCATAATTAACGGAGTTAAATGATTTTATAACACCAGGAGCATCATTGAATAAAACAGATATTGACGACTCGTAACTAGAGTTAGTAGTAGGATCAACACCATAAAAACAATTATAAAGGCTATTAGTATAATGCTGGTAAACACTATTGCCCTTAGCTGTTATATACGTTCCACTAACAGAGCCACCGGCTTCAGGTAAAAACGTTTTAAAACTAACCCAGCCTTTAGACTCTTCACTAAAAGATACTGTGGTATCATATGTTGAATCTGGATTAGTTTTAGTTAGTGTTAAGTTATATTCTCCACTAACTACGTCAAAGGTACCTAGAGCTTTATCTGTTAGTTTTAAATTATCTCTAAACCAAGTTTTCATACCAACGTTTGATATCGGTGTTAAACCATCTTGTGACAATCTTAAAACAGCTCCTCTTTGTTTGTCAGTAAAATACATTCTGTACTGATCAAACGCTAAAGATTCAGGATTTTTAGATATACCGTAGTCACCAACGAATGGCATAGCGGTTCCTAAAACTCTGTCTGTGGCTGTTAATTGAGGGTTTCCATCAGCGTTAAATAGCGCGTCTTTACTAGATAGTACTTTTAATACCTTATCTTCAGTTAGCACAATAACATCAGTATCTCTAGTTTTTAATCTTTGAATAGAACCATAAGATGGGTTCAGGTCCTTAGTAATTTTTTGAGACATGTTAAATTCATTCAAATCGTTTACTTGAGATGTTGAGTTGTACAAGCCAGAGTATATCAATCCACTTGTTCTATCCTCTTGTCCATAACCTGAAAACGTTGTTGAAGCCTTAACACCATTACCTATTTGTGGTGCGTTAAAATCGTCTCTTATTCTATCTGATTCTACACCATTACCATAAGAGTAGCAATTTGACCAACCCAGATCTATAGGATATTTCCAAACATCTCTATCTATAGAATAATAACCTGTTGGTGGTCCTACAAATTCAACATCAAATATTTCACCATCAACATTAGCTGATACAAATTCATCAGCCGCCTGTAGTGCACCTGCTGAAGTTTGAAAATAAAATGGTGTACCCATTGAACTAGAAACTTTTATTCTTGCAGGACTAGTAGATACAACTTGTGTTATTATAACCCCATGGTCAACACCAGTACCAATTATTTGCATTCCTTCTTTTAGATCCGCAATATTACTAGTACTTGTTACCTCCAACTCGTTCGTTATAATACCAACGGCAGGGTCCCAAGGATTTGCTCCACCATCAGGTGTTGATAATATAAAAGTAGGTTTAGCTTGCACTGTTCCGGTGTGTTTAATCACTGGACTATAGCTTGAGCCAAGCACTGTTTGTGTTGGGTCAGATGTAGTGCCAGTAACATCCTCACTACCTGCAATTTTTTTTGTTTTTTCAAAAAATCCAGTTACTTTAGATCTTGTTTTAGTTCCATTTTTGTGACTAAAAATTATTTCATCATTTATATATATACCATTTTTTTGCTCACCATGAAACTGAGCCGTAAGTGTATCAATAAGATCATCATTTACGACTTGTATTATTGGATCACCAAATCCTAGTATATCATTACCGTTAACATCTAATGCGTCATCTGGATTAAAATCACTATTAAATAAAGATGGTCTACCTATAGCATTACCAACTTTATTAGACGGTGTGTTAATACTATTACTACTTGCGGTATTTGGTAAAACAATTTCTTCTATAGTTAAATGGTTTACTCTTTCAATAGACACCATGCTGCCAATAGGTGAAAAATCATATATGTTATTTTCATTCAAAGTCAAAGGCATAGAGCTTGATCCTTCGTAGTATATATCTAGATCTACATCTTTTTTAGGTTCTGTTTCTAATATAGCAGGATCACTATCAAATATCAATTGTGTACCTCCAAAACTTTGTTTTCTCACTATTTCTATTTGAAGTTGATGATCAGTATTTGCCGCACCATTAGTGTTAAGACCGTCTCTACCATCATGCCGTGCAACTCCTCTTGGATCAAATGAGCTTACGTCAATTCCTTCGTTTAATAGTTGATTAGCAGCTGGATCATATTTTCTAAAATTAAGTGTAAAACCAACTCTTGTATTTGATGGTGTGCTTGTAGCATTTATCTTTATACGTCCTTTTGGATTTGGACTTGTGGTTGACTCAAACACCATGTTATTACCTAGACCACCACCATTAGAAGGGTAGTCTTCAGTTTGTATAACTTTGTATATATTATCAGAGTCATTAGTAAATCTAAAAAATGTACCTGGTTTTCTCATTTCTAACATAAAAAATTGAGAGTCTTGAGGTTGTATACTGTCATACTCAATGAAACCAAGGACAGATAAAGACATTTTACCTAAAGTTCCACTTGCGGGTGTAGTAGAGCCACCAAAACCATGAGCGTATGCTAAGTCTGATGATATAGAACCTATCTCTAGTCCTCTTGGGTAGTTTGGGTATTGATCATAAGAATTAGTATATATATCCCAAGTGAGCTGTGGACTTCCTCCACTTCTTAACCCTGCTGGTTTAGCGGCATCTATAAACGGTCTACCAGGTAGATCGTTTATTCTTGACTGCCAAAACTCGGTTGTTGGAACTTTCCAGCAATAGTAACTAAAACCAGATTCTAAATTTGAATTACCACCGCTAACATTGAAGGCTCCATAACCTGTTGCAGGATTGTCCGATGTGACATAAACATTAGTACCTGGTACAGAAAGGCGCGCGTTATCATTAAAATTTCCTGTTTTTTTCTTTGAGTGTTTAGAAAAGTTAGCACAACCATTTACTAATGATTCATTCGCCCAATCTACATTAATCGGTCCATTGTAGGTTTGTGCACCAGCTTGTGATGATTGATATGGAGGGTTTGGATCTTGTTCTCCGTTCCACGCGGGACTACCGCCATTATTAAGACTAGTCCAAGTATTAACAATATCAAATTTATTATACCACCAGCCATTAGCTTCTCCAAAAGCCCATTCCTCTGCCGCGTGATTTCCAGATGAGGCTGTATTTTTAGATTTTGATTCAATGTAGCTTATTTTAGTAGTTGCAATATTTGTAAAAACTTGATCTACTTCAGATGTTAGTAGTACGTTATCTTCTAACGCAGTGTCAGCTTCAACTTTTACAAAAAATCTACCATCAAACTCCGGTTTGTTTTCAATTATTTCTTCTTTGAATTCAAAGTGATATGTTAGTCCAGTTACAGTGTCTGTGCCAGCAGCAGGATAATCCAGTGTTGAGTCAGCTATAAACCTAGCATACATATCAGCATCACTTCCAAACTTTTCAGCAAAGTATATATGAAAGAAGCCTGCTGTATTTCCACCAGCCTCACTTTTATAGTTCGTTATCTCATTCCATTTAGAATACTTTTTATGCTCAGTAGCATCCATACCTCTTACGCGCATACTAAGCTTTGATCTAGTAGATTTTGGTTTATCGTCAGTTCCTGTGACTCCCATACCAAATAAAAAATCCCATCTTACTTTATCTATTTCAAGACGTTCAAAATCTGGATCAATTAAGTTGATTGGTGAAATATCTGTAATAGTTGCATTTAAAGTAGTCCAAACAGTGGTACCAGTTTCATCATCTCCTGGTAAAGCTAGAATAGAACCTATTTCATTGTGCTTAGTTTTTACAAAATCAGGCGCATTATTCTCTATTGCTATTATTCTATATCGAGCTTCATTTTCAACTTGCTCTGCTGATCCGTTTTTACTTTTTAAAATTAGATAAGTTTCTTCATCAACCTTGTTTCTATCAGTTGACTGAAATGAAAGCCACACTGTTGATCCCTTTTCATTAGCAAGATACCATCTATTTAACACTAGATTGTAGTATTCGTTAGAAGTTTCTTTAACGTAGTACTTAACGTACTCAGCCCAGCTAGGTGGGGTGTTGTTGGTATTAATTGGATTGCTCCAATTTTGTTTAATTCTAAATGAATTCTTAGTGTTAGAAAAGGTTTTATTTAACGAAACATCCCCTGTTAAAGTAGTATAGTTATCAGTAAATCCAGTTGTATAACCAGATGTAAAAACTGGTGTTTCTCTACCGTACTTATCGCCAAACACCATTCCCCATTTATAGTCTCTAATAGATTTTATAGATTTATTTGCTGATTTTATATCTTGTATGTTTTTACCAACAACCTCTTGAGTTAAACCAACTGGTAGTTGAACATCATATCCTTGTGCATAGTTACCAAATAACAACCTATTTCCTGTTATTTCCTGAGCATTAGCATATCTAGGCACGTTGTCCCAAGTTCTTAGTATTTGACTTTCTGGCAAAACCCTATGTATTGCTTCTGATGTTATGTTTAGTTGACCACTGAGTTTTTGATCTGGAGTTGCTGCTGTAGGGGTAAATAATTGCCATTCAGCATCAACACCTCTACTGACCGTTTTAACAACATAACAATTTGGCTCATCTGTGGGTTTATAAAGTATATCAATACTACTAACATCTAAAGGTCTATTTCCAAATGGAATAAAATCTTTTATAATAATTTCCCTAACATTATTTTTCATTCCTAGGTTATGACCTCTTTCTGCTTCATAATCAAAAACACCTGGTAAGAAAGCCAACTCAGACCATGGGCTAAAACTGGAGTACTCACCGTCTTCATATTTATACCTGTAAGCAAACCTACCTAATTTAAGTTCAAATAGTGGAGCTTGTTGTCTTAGCTTAACATTCCAATCTGTTACAGTTGCGTTTAAACCATCACCTTCAAAACTTAATACCTCAACCTTTATCAATTCTTTTGATTCGTTAGCGTTTTCATTATTTGTAGGATCTATATATGAAATAAACTTACAAACAACTTTAGCTACTTCTGTATTCACAATGGTAGTTCCTGTAGAATTATACTCTACAATTTCACCTGTAAAATCTAATACATCATTTAATCTAAATACACTAAAAGCAAATAAATTATTAGAAAATATTCGTGTTTGATTAACGCTTAAGTCAGCTGTGTTTTGACCGCCATCACCAGTAATAAACGGACTGTTGGTTATATTTAATTCTGACAAGCCTTGTCCTCTATCAGTTGAGTTTAATATAAGTGTTGGTGCTCGCCTAGGCGCTTTTCTTATAACCGTTATATGTTCTTCTTTTAAATTAGCATCAATTTTGTCACCTTCAGAATTATAATGCTCTAAGTCTGTTACAGGAATAAAAGCTTGAGAACTTACATCAGTCGGGTCCTCCACGTGTAATTGTGTATGAGAATATATCGTAGTAGATGAACTTAAAAGAGAAACATTGTCAATAATAGCCGTAACAGCACCACCGGAAGCTGGAGTTGTCGAAGTTCCATAGAATGAAATATCTAGTTGATCTGTTGCTGCTACAAATGTGTGAGTATATGTGCCGCTCGTACCTTCATTGGTGGCTGGAGAAGGAGCAACAAAAGTTGCGTTTTCATCAACAGAGCCATCTAAATCAGAAGTCAACGTACCTAATATAACAACATAATCAAAAGAATAAACGTATGTTTGACCAACGGTTAAACCTGTTATACTTTGTATGATCACACCATTTTTTGCAGCGGTTATATCACCTGTATCTTCGCTTGCATCAAGTGATGTGTTAGAACCCTGAAGACCACTTAGTGATAGAGATGGGCTTTCAGGAAACAATGAATATGCGGTAGCATTACTATTACTAACACTAGGTGCACTTCCTCCAAAAGTTACACCACCTGTTGTAGCCCAACCATCAAGAGGCTCGTTATCACTGTTAGCTGTTAAATTTTCTGAAAAGTCACCGTTGTATACATATTCCTCTGGAACAAAGGCAGGTGTACCAGCTATACACCTATCTATGTTTATTTTTTTAGGCTCACTTGATCCATCTGTCCAGATTAATAAATTATCAATAACGTTTATAGCTGTTACTTGTTTATCGTAGTTAAAGTTTAATACTTTTGGACTTGAAAATTTAACCCAAGAATTATTTGGATCCGTTGTGGTACTTGGATTCGCTAAGAGTATATCGGAGACAGCAGTAGCTAAATATCCAGTGTGAAGAGTTAAATAATTAAAACCATCATCTTTTGTAAATATATTTTTAATAATAGCGTTTGGAATCTTATTGACACCTTCATTATTAAATATCTCCATTTTCATGCCTACTTTTACTTTTTCAGCAATAGTAGTGTCTGTGATTTTAACTTCATACCAATTATCATCTTGTGGATCATAACCACCAAACGATTCTTCATCTGTAAATGCAGTTGTGGATTTTGTTATTATAGTATGCTCGTCAATGATAACTGGTGTCGTTGTTCCATCAACGTTTTGTTGTATTATGCTGTCTGTGAATATTGTTGTTCCAGTAGAATCAATTTCACTACCAGTTACGGTTTCAAGTGAAATAGCACCAACAGGTGGTGATGCCATGAAAAAATATATATTATCATTTTTTTCATCAGTAACGCTACCTATTGTTTTTGTGCTAAGCCCTGTTTGCGGGTTGGTTGTATTTGTAAAACTACCTATAGATTTGTTTCCTTTTATACCTTGAACTGTACCAGCTGCGTCTCCATCAGTTGTCCTAACTTGGATATTACTAGCATTTCTATATTCGCCGTTAGGAACAAGTCTTTCATCAAGATCTTTGTTCATCTTACCGCCCGTAAAAGTATGTTTTATTTCTGGCATGATATTACTTTATTGGTTTACTTTGACCTTTTAAAACTTGAGTAAATTCTTCTATCTTAATATTAGATAATCTAATCTTTGCTTTTCTAGTTTCTGCAAATCTTTCTCGTTTGTATCTTTGAACTACGAACTCCGGCATATTAGATCTTGTGGATAAAACAGCGTAAGCCACATGTTTATAAACAGCTTCTTCGCAAAACTTATGAACAACCATTTCTGAGTCTGTACCTAATCCATCGCTTATGTATTTTAAAATCACTGTTTGACCAGCTAGCGATGAACCAAAATGTATATAACCTCTGTGGTAATCTATAAAAAAAGTACCATTAGCTTGAGCGTGCTGAGGATCTAGTCCATATCTTCTACCTCTATTATCTATCTCTACATCTGTTGAGTCATCCGAATACTCGTTTGTTTCTGTTTGATCTTGATGATTACTTAACGTGTTACTGGGTGATTGCTCTTTAAGATTGTCTAAAGCACCATCATTATCTGCGTCTTTAAATTGATAGACACCATCTGTGTCTTGAGTTATAGCAAATGGGTTTGACGTCTTACCTGTTGGATACAGTACTCTTTCTATACCATTAGAATCACTTCTAACTAGCTTGACATAGTTAACGTAATCTTGAGGTAATACCATTTTTAAAGTATTAGGCACTTCTATCTCTTGAGACTTGATAGAACGAAATACATCATATGAAAGTTCTTGCATAGCGCGCATAGCGTGAAACTGTACGTCTGTTCTATTAACTTTTGGTATTATCTTATCTTCTCCAACATAAGCAAACATAAAGGCGCTTATAATATTATCTAAAGAAACAAATTGGTATGTTCCAAAATCTGTTCCAGTGTAATATGAGTTTTGAGTTTGATTATCTAGTAATCCCATAATTAATTATTTTGTTCTTGTTTAGTCATTTGTTTATCAACCATAGCAGCTTGTTGTATATCTGGCCTGTTCATAGTTATACCAGATAACTCTAGTATTCTTATGACTAAAACCTCTTCCTCTGAAGTATGTAGTTCAAAATTAGTACTTGCCGTAGAGCTATATAATGCTTTTTCACTTACAATTACATATCCCCAGTTTGGAGGTGTTGGTTTTTTAAAAAATTGTATTTCAAACGACACGGGGTTGTCGACAGTACCAGCTGGAGCTGGATATAGTTTTACAGTATCACTAGCTTCTCTAACATAAACAGTTCTATTGATAGTTGCTTTTGTTAGCGGATTATTTTCAGTTAATAATACTTCTTTTTTACTAAGCTCAACAACCTCACCTTCGGCTCTTGAAATATTGTCTATTCTATAAAGTGTTGTTGGGAGAGTTAAAGTTGCACTAGAACCATTGTTTTCAACAGTGCTTGAAGATTTAAAAGATTGAAGTTTTTCTGATAACATTTCCAATTCGTCACTAAATCCAGTTTGGTTTTTAGGTTTATGGTAAGCTGTTTTAATATCGTGAAAATAACTATCAAGTATATCCAATTGAGCCTTATCAGCTAATAAGTTAAACTCCTGAGGCGTTATGTAGCCTCTTTGTTCTTTATTAGCTAAAGCTAAAACCTTTTGGTATACTGTGTCTATGTTAATCATCTTTGTTTTTTATAAATATATTTACTATAATATAGTTACATAATAAAGCGAAAGGTTAGCATTTTAATAAAAATAGCCACTCCTTGCGGGTGGCTATCTTTATCAGTTAAAAAATTTTAGTTTAATCTTTTTTCTATATTTGAGTATATTTCCATACCTTCATCGGTTTTAAACCAAGCAGCTAACGCTGAATATGGATGCTCATCAAATGGAACAGTCATTAGTTTTCTATTATTAGAAGCCCATGTAAATGTTCTTTGATCTGATGATAATTTAATTACCCCCATCTCTGTAGCTTTGATACCAAAGTTTCTAAGTACAACGTTTTCATCGTTTACTAATTCTAAGAATAACTCAGGATTTTTTTTAGCGTATAATAATAAATCTCTTTTTAATTCTTTAGAACTTAAGTTTGATACCTTAGATCCTATTTCTACTCTCATTATTGCTTCGGCTAAGTCTATGTCTATGTCTTTAGCAGCATTTAATGCTTCTATTTCCATTTCTAACCATAGTATCTCATTTTTAGCTTTAGCAACTGGTTTATCTTCAGAGTATATAACATCTATACCTGGATGATACAGTGATAATAGTTTTTGTAAAACGGTTTTTTCTTTTGGGACCATTAGTATTCCTTTTTGAAAAACAATATGTTCTAATCTTTGATCACCTTTCATTTCATCAACAAATGAAGTTCTTTGATTTTGACAATACTTAAGTTCTCTTTCGTAACCTTTTTCTTCATCAAACCAAAATATATCAGCTGCTTTAATTGATCTAGTCAAAGGTTTTTTTAATCCCTTTAGTATATACATCCTATCTTTTATCTCCCATTTTTCTTTTTTTGGTTCAGGTTTGACTTCCTTTTTTACTTTAGGAGTTTCAACCACCGGCTGTTCCATAACAACCGTTTCTTCTACTTGAGGTACTTCTACCTCAACTTTTGTTTCTTTTTTCTTTGCCATAATATAATATAATAAAAATTAATAAAAAAAAATAGAGGCAGTATTTGACTGCCCCTATCTTATAAAGTAAATACTACTTCATTAACATAAAGTTGTTAGCACCTTGAGTAACTAAACATCTTTCTGATAACATGTGTATTTGCATTGCATCTAAAGCTGATGTAGCAGCACCAACAGAACCAGTAACCCAAGTTTTCATTCTTCGGTCATCAGTTTGTGAAGCTCTATATCTAACGTGTAAAAATGGTCTCTTTAAGTTTTTACCTAAAGCTTGATCATACACTGAAGATGTTCCAGCGGGTACAATAACACCTCTGATAGCAGCACTAGTAGCAGCAGAATTAATACCACCACGAGTAGCTTTATCATTTAAGTATCTCATATCAGATTTGTAGAAGTCATAAGAACCTCTTCTAAATCCTGAGAAACCTAAATTTAATGCCATATCTTCATCGTTGTCGAATACTCCATAAGAAGTACCTCCAGCTCCGTAAGAATTCATTGAAGCAAGCATGTCGTCTATTGCAAGAGCAGTTGCTCTATTTACAAACATCATGTTTTCTTCAATAGCACCTTGGTTATCAAACTCAGCTAAGATAGCATCAAATTCAGCTAAATCAGTAGCAGCGTTAACACCACTAATACCAGAAGTAACATTACCTCTAGATTCGATAGCAGCGAATAAACCTTCAGTACCAGCATTAACGCCGGCATCAGCAGCACCTCTAATTTGCTTATCAGCAAAACCAATAAGAGATTCATCAGCCGCTTTATCAGCTTCTAGCATTGTCATCTCTAAGTAATCATTAAATCTAGCTCTAGTGTCACCTTCTGCCTTCAAGTACCATAAGTAACCGTTTTGCCCTGATTCACCAGCAACTTCAACCCAACCAATTTGAGACGCATCAGATCCTGAGATCTCATAGTAGTCTTTCATTATGATCGGCTTGTTAGTAAATGATTTAAAAGTAGGCTGTAAAGCTGTTCTTCTTTCAGAATTAAACGTACCTGTATTATCAGAGTAAGATTGTCCTTTACCGTACTCAGAACCAATAACTAATAAAGTTGCTCCTTGAGAAGTTATAGCATGACCACTTAAAACGGCCTCATCATAAGCCTCTAAAGATACAACAGCTGATTCTGGAGTTTCTACTACTAAACATTTTGAAACTTTTCCAGCACTAGCTAAAAGTACTATATCGTTTACTCTAATACCGTGAGTAGTAGTTAGCGTGTTACCATCAATATCTTTTTCTACTTCAAAAGTACCGTTAGTGTCACCTGCTAAAACCACTGTACCTTTGTAAGATAAATGTAGTCTTGATTGTTCAGACCAAATGACCTGATCTGCGGTCATAGCCTCTTCAGCACCTACTTGAGCAAGAAAACCTGAAATTGTTCTGTTACCGAAAACTTCAGCCTCTTTCTCCATTAGGTCTGGTAAATATTGTTGAGCCCAACCAGCCGTAGCTGAACTCGTAAAATCGATGTAATTCGAAGCTAATGTTTGTTGCTGTGGAGCAACTACACTATTCAAACTACCTCCTGCAGTAATTGCCATAATATATTTTTTTTAAATTGTTAATTAATTTTTCTTTCTAATTTTAAAAGATCTGTTTTTTATACTAGAAGTATTTTCCCCCAAAACCTTATATTTAACTCCTCCAACGTTTACCTCTCCATGAGTTTGACGTGGATCTGTACTAATATTTTTATCTCTAACAACTCTATCTTTTGTTGCATCAGCTTTTCCTTGTTCATAAAAATGATTAGCAACAGCGTCAGCATTCATAGCAGTAAATAAAGACTTATGGTAACCACCAACATCCTCTATTTCAGATCTATCTTTGTTAGCAAACTTATTAACAAAGTTAGATATATCACTTTGGTTTTCTTTTGTTTTATCAACGTCTTTTACATTAAACCTAAATTTTTTATCTCCAACTTTATAATCAAAACCTTTGAAATTTTTATTAAAGACATTTTCAGTTCTTAGTTTAAAAGACTCGGCAACCTTCTTGTTATTTTCAGAATCTTCATTGTATCTATTAAAGAAATCAATAGCATCTTGTTGTTCGTTGGTCAACTTTGACCCAGCTTTAATTTCATCATAGTATTTAGACTTTTGCCCGTCTAAGTGGCTTCTAGCCTCGGCAACTTGCTCTTTAAGGGCTATTCTTTTTTTACGTATCGTTTTATCATCATCTACATCTTCATCTATACCAAAGTTATCTTCAAGTAAAAAAGATCTTTCTTCTGGCGATAAATGAGATTTTGTTTTTCTGTAGTATTCATCTAGTACTTCAGAATCATCCATCTTTGACACGTCTCTATTTAAATTTACGTAGTCTTGTAAGTCACCACCTGTATCCTCCATGAAGTCTACAAGCTTTTGTATATTTTCAGGCAGTGGCTTTCCAGTTGCTTGTGACTCAACAACCGCTTCTTGTATTTGTTCTTCTACTTTTTCAACTTCTTTTTCTTCTACAATCTCCTCAAGTACTGGTTGTTCATCTAAAACATCTTCTTTTTCTGCTTCTGGCTCCTCAACTACGTCCACCTTTTCTTCTTCAACGGGTTGTTCTTTAACCTCTTCGCTTTCTTGAACTGGTGGTTTACTTAAATCAATTTTGACAACACTGTCGTCTCCAGCACTTTCAAATTTTGATTCATCTATTTTGTTTTCAACAACCTCCTCTACTGGCTGTTCAACTTGTTCTTCGGTAATCTCTTCGAGTACCTCTTTGTTTTCTTCTGTCATAATAAAATTTTATAAAATATTAAATATTAAGGAGTAAACCTATCTAAACCTGCTCCTCCCGTAAGTATATCATTACCTGATGATTCAAAATTATTAACGGAATCACCTAGTTTTCTTTGACCTACCATGTTTTTTTGGTGAGCAGCTTGTCTGTCTACTCTTTGGTCTTTTCTATCTTCTTTTTTAGAATCTCTTTTTTCTGTTATTTCTGTTTCCATTCCTTTTAACTGAGCGTTTAACTCAAACTCTAACATCATTAGATCTTTTTTAGACTGAACCTCTTGTTGAAGAAATTGAATTTTTAAATCACTTTTAGCAACCTCTAATTGACCATCTATTTGAGCTTCAGCTTGACTTTTTCTTATCTCTGCTTCAGCTTGAGCTGCTACTTGTTGTTGTTGAGCTTCAGATTGTGCTTGAATGTTTTGTTGCTGAATCAACTGGTCTCTTTGCATTTTTTTCTTTCTTTTGACTTTAAGAAGTTGATTAGCTAGTTTTATATTTCTAACATTTCTAATATCAATAGCATCATCCAAGTCTAATGTTTGCTGAGCCAATGCTTGTTGTATGTTATTTTCTAATAACATTTTTTCTTCTTCATCAGGCATTAGTTCTATAAATATACCAAAGTCATAAAGATGTAATTCTTTCATTTCATCTAAAGTTGCTACATTGTGTGCACCAATGGCCTGTATAAATGCATTCTTTGTTGGAGAGTATTCAACTATATCAGATATTCTAAGTGATAAACACTCGGCTGTTTCAACTGTCAAAAACAACATAGACTGTAATATGTGCCTTGTTGCTGTGTTTGAATTTGCTGCTGCTAATTTTTGAACACCAACTAAAGCATTTTTATCTGGCATACTACCATCTCTGGCTTCATTTAATCCAGTTACATCCCTTATCATTTGTAGATAATAGTTATAGGTTGTAATCAGACTTTGTATTTTATTACCACCAGCTCCATTTTGAATCTGCTGAATTGGTACTTTACCAGGATTAGGATTGCCTTCAGAAGTAAAACTCCTACCTATAACAGAACCTGTTTGAAAAAACATGTTTAGAGCTTCTTGTGGATTATAGTTTGTTCCATTGCCAAGATCAACCTCTGCTAGACCATCAACATCTAGAAATACTCCATCTGGAACCATCCTTGCCATTACTTGCTGTAATTTCAAATGAGTTAACTGAATCATATCTGCAAAACCAGTTATTCTACTAACCAAAGACTCTATGTTGCCTTTATACATTCTAGGTGCTACGATTTGATAATTCATTTTAACTTTAGCAAAATCACTATCACTTCTCATCATATTAGTAGCCATCTCCCATTTTAATAACTTACCGCAACCAACAACGTAAACTCCTTCGTACAAACACTCTATGACTCTTTCTAGTTTACTATACTCACCGTCTTTATTTTCTGGTGGATTAAATGTGTCATCTTTTTGAATAACCTTCTCAGCACCACTACCCGTTGTTTTTAATTTGTAAACATCATTAGCGTGTGTTTTGTAATTAAAATACAATACTTCTATTTTGTTTCTATCAGTATTGGTTCTATAGTCAGCTCTATAGTTAGCTCTACCAATATACGTTTGTCCAGAACTATCTGTTATTTCTTTTATTTCCTCTTCTGTTAGATTTGGAAATTGTTTAACTAACTCGTTTATAGGTATTTCTTTAACTTCACCAACATAGTACATGTCTTCAAAATAAGGAGACTCAGTGTAAGAGTATACTAAATTAGCTGGATCTACATACTTAGCTTGAGCACCTTCTGAAAAGTCAAAAGTGGTTTTAGTAGCAGCAATACCTATGGTTGTTAAATCATATAAGCACCGTTTTCTAATAAGCTCATAATTACTACCTTCCATTAAAACATTTATAGCTTGTTCTTCAGCTAGTTCGACTGCCTGCTTGTAGCCAAGCTGCATGTGAAGTGCTAGTTCTTCTTCTGTGTCAGGTAGTTCCGCTGGAGGATTCTCGTACAAATCTATAGCAAAAGTTGATTGAGCCATGTTGTTAAACTCTCTAGTACGCATATCACGAAGCATAGACTCCATATATTCTGTTCTTTTTGATACTCCATAAGCATCTTGAGAAAAACAATTTATTTCATAGTTTCTTTGCGCCATACCATTTACAACAATATCAACAAACTTAGGAACAATTGGAACAGGTTTCCAATCTAAATTTAAATAAGATAAGTCACCATTTATAGATAATTCATCTTTGTATTTTTGTATTGATTGCTCTCCTCTAGCGTATAGTCTTAAGTGGTGAAAATTATTTATATTACCATGGAACTTATTATTTGCTCCGTGGAACCACTCTTGTCTTATAGCTTTGGCTATTTTTTCTCCATACTCTATTGACATTTTTTCAATATCGCTAACCGCTTGAGATGGAAAATTTATAACAGACTCTGTCATATTTTATTTTTTTATTATTGTTGATTGAAATCCTTTGTTACTATACTTTGAAACATGAAGGTTTAATGGTTTTTTTTCTTTATTAGGGTTTGGTTTGTATAAATGTCTATTGCAAGCCATGATAGCCAAACCAGAACTAATAGTAGCATCGTGCTTTGTTCTTTTGTTTATATCAAACTTAGACCAGTCGTTTAGTGTTTCGTTGAAATAAGTATTACCAAAAGAACCGTCTTCTAGTAACCCAACGTGATCATTGATGTACATTTCAACAGCAGCAGCGTGCGCTTGCTTTATGTCTTCACTAGAGTTTGGTATTCCACCAACCTCTTTTTCTGCAACAGATAGTTTGTTCCAAACTTTATCTGGTCTATTCATACTAAACTTTCTATAACCTCTTCTTCTAAGATAATACAATAATCTAGGTTTATTATTTTCTGCTAGTATTGGCATACCGTAAAACACTAACGCCATTAATATATCTTCAAAAAATATCTCTGCTGTTTGTGGCCTAGCTATGTACTCTAAGAAAAAAGTATTAGCTGGAGCATCTTCCATAGAAAATTTAGTTAATCCATGTAAAGCACCTTTTGATCCTCTTCCGTCCACCGTCCCTGATATATCATATGAGTCACATCCAAATGCCCCAATATGTTCGTTACCTGGGTGTTTTACGCCATTCTTTAATATAACGTTGTTTTGTAGTTTTTTTCCTGGTACCCAACTTATTTTAAACCTACCATTAGGATCTGGATTAAAAGTTACTTGAGTATCTTTAACTCCATTTGACCATTGGAAATTACCAGTTGTTAAAACAGATGAGTTTTTGTTTCCCTCGTTGTAATCTATTTGTTCGTATATTTTAACTAGATTAAATAGACTATTACCGGTTTCATCTCTAAATGCGTGCTCCTCTGTTCTAGGAAATTGACGATAAAATTCATTCAAAGCGTCTTGATCGTCTTTTAGTCCTTCTGCTTCATTGCTCCAATGATCTATTACACCACAGTCTATTTCTATTCCGCTAGGATCAAATGTTTGTTTTTCTGGAGTATTGAAAACAGGTTGTCCGAATTCATCAATGAATCCTTCGTAATTCCATTCCATAGGAATAAACAAAGAATAAAGTCCCGACTTAGTTTGTCCATTTCTATTTCTTTTTGCGACATCTGAATTATCATATAAGTTCTTGAAATTATCCCCACCTTTATCTAATGCGTTACTTGTTGATCCCATCATGCACTTACCTATAATCCTACTACCTAATCGTAAGCAAGTTTTTGTTACTCTCCAATTGTTTTTTATATTATCAGGTCTCTCCCATTTACCACTTTCATCATGTACTAACAAAGAAAGCTTTTCACCATCATAACTATTATCACCTGTATTTTTCCAATCTATAGTAGTATCTAGTCCTTCCATGTCATCTTGCTCTTCTCGCTCCCTCATTTTTTTACGAGTAAACTTCTTCGCTGGTACTCTATATGCTAGTTCAGACTTTGGACGATCCATACCATCTTGTATTGGTTTGAAAAAGAATGGATAGTTTAAACTAATTGGTACAACTTTGTCGGTAAACATCTTCTTTGCATCAGCACCTGTTTTAGATAATATGCCAAATCTACTATCACCAGCTAATGTTGCTTGATGCACTGTTTCTGCTGAACTCATAAAAGAAAAACCAGAACGTCTATTTTTTAAGTAACACATTCCATAACTTCTATTATCTGCCTTACAAGCTTCCCAGAATATAAAGAACAATCTGTTTGCCTCTCTAAAATCAGGGGCACCAACATCAATCTTACTCCATTGAAGGTACATATAGTGTGTACCTGTTATATAAGTTGGTTTACCATTGTTAACAAACCAAAACCCTTCTTCTCTTCTTTTAAACTCTTCGTCTATATACCCGTAGTGTTTTTCTTTAAAATCATCTGGATAATCTTGCCAATCAAATACAGTTTTAATTCTTTTAAAATCAGGGTTAACAGGGAATTGTCTCCATTTTTGCTCTGATTGAATTTTACTACAAGAGTATATTTCTGTAGGTTGTTTAGGTAGTGCTATTTGAAAACCTTGTATTTCTAGTACATCACCTACCATACCTGTTTTAGATATCACAACAATATCATTTTCTTTATTATAACCGTACTCCCATTTCTTAGACTTGTTAAGTCTTTTGACAGTGTTTGATTTTATAGGTTCTACAACCTTGTATAGTGATTGCTCGTACATTATTTAGATCTTCCTTCTGCGAATCCCTTAAAAGTATTTTTCTTTTCTTCTACAGGCTTATCATCAAGCATGTTTTCTTCTTCGTGAATTCTGTTTAGTATTTCAAAAGCATCAAATATAGCTAACTTCTTTGTAGCTGCAGCATTCTTTAATCTATCTGCTGATATGTCTTCGTCTGAATCTACTATTTCCTCTCTGGCAACTTTAATTAGTTCTTCAACCGCTTTGTGCCCAGCTTGGATTATATTCTTCTTCGTTTCCTTGATATTCATATTTAATTGTAATAAATTTATTTAAGACCCTATATAATCTTTGACCATCAATAACAAATTCATATTTACTTACTGGATCAAAACCGACAAGTTCTTCTTTGTTGAAGGTTCCATCAGAGTACTTAATAATACCAACTAAAGGTTTTTCGTCTTCTATATTGAACTTGCTAATAGCCTTTAATGGTTTAACAAAACTAAAACCAGGTGTTGCTTTCCAGTTTTTATCTTTATATAAATATAGTTGATTTTCTGAAACTAGGTATCTGTCGTCACTTAAGTAAGATCTACTATTTCTTTCTTTACCTTTAATATCGTGCCATCTTCTAAAAACGTTATGATGTACTATTACCTCATCACCCACGTTAATAGGTGATGAAAATAATAGCGGGGTAGCGATAACCCTCGCACGCCTGTTCACGAAATGGTGATTGTAAACTTCGGTGTTTAATATTAAGTCTTTGTTTCCAACTTTTTTATAATTATTATATCTTTCACCTATTGGTGAAATTAAAAAGTCTTTATAAGCTTTCATTAGTATTCTAAGTTATACTCAACAGATATAGCCATGTTTTTGTTAAAATCTTTCCAAGGTATAACTATTTTTTCTTTTCTAATATAAATAGAGTACTTGTCTTTCTCTTCTATTATATCACAAATCTTATGACCACCATACACCTCTTGATTTACAGCGTAGTGCATAGAATCATTTTTGTAGTCTTTACCTATAGTAATTTTTCTGATGATATTATTTTTCATCTTCTTTCCAGTTAATCGTTCCGTCCATTATGTTAACATCATCGTTACCATACTCTTTGTTTAAAGTATCTTGAAATATAGAGACTTTATTTTGAGTTACCGCTAGATCATGTAGTAAACTATGTTTTTGAGCTTCTAGTTTACCAACGCTAGCGTGTGTTTGGTTTATGTTATTTATAATCCCTTGTAACTCTTTTAAATGTTCGTCAGATATCTTTTCTTGTTTAACTTTTAATTCTATTTCTTTTTCTTTATTTGCCATTTTATTTAATTTTATTTAATTATTAATTATTACGATATTCCGTATTTTGTTTTTAAGTGGTTTTCTATTAGAGTGCAATTAGCATCACTTAGTCCTTTGTTATATAGTATGCTTTCATATATTTTTCCTTTAAAACCCGCTGCTTTTGCATTAGTTCCCGCGGATTTACCAATACGAAAGTTACTAGCATTATTAAGATAACTTACTCCAAATGGATTTGGGTACACGTGTGCTGATCCTACGTCTGACATATCTATAGTGTATGCACTGTTAGTATCCCCATCTATATAAAAGGTACCAGCTGCCGTTCTATCTCCATCGTCTCTAAATCTCAATGTAAGTAATTGAACTCCTGTTGCAACATCTATATCAGCATCATGGAATTGGAAAGGTCCTGTTCCGTCATACGTTCCAATATTCCATTGATCGTCGTTTGCTTCTACTTTCAAATTAATTCCAGTATAATTACTACTACCAGCATCACCATTTGCTTTAAACGAAAAAAGTGTTTTATCAGTACTCGTAGAAGCTGTGTCACTATGAGGATCTACTACGAAAAAAAAAGTTATTCCAGCATAAGAGTTAACTAGACCGTTACTTAATGGACCCTCGTTTATACTAGCTGACGGCATTGTTGTAGACGCTAGGTTTCCATGATAAGTGCTACTTGCTTCAGTTACTTCAGTTTGTGTAAGTAAGCCATTAAAATCTCCATAACTCTTACCATTAGCACCACCTGTTGCAAACGTTAAAGTGCTACCAGTTTTAGTAAAACTAAGAGAAAAGTTTCCAAGTCTAGTGTTGTGAGTTACTTTATTGTTTATTGAATAAATGTCATCTCCATTATCTACTGACTCACCTGGTGTTGGGGTTCTCAATGTAGAAACATCACTCCAATCATACCACGCGATTATCCCTGTGTTTTCACTAGGATTTATATCTGAATTATGAATAACACCCTCTGGATCTTGTAGGTGCTCACCATATACTAATCCAGTTGACAATCCTAACATTAGTCTCCTATATAAAGCATTATTGGTGTTGCGGCATTATTAGTTACCTTTGTCCACCTACCATATATTGTTATACCTTTTGGAAAAGTATTTCCATTGTCTACAACATCACCTCCAGCACCAGACTCTCCTTTATCAGGAGAAAGAACAGCATCATGAGCCGCGGTATCTGTTCCAGCATATTCTAATCCAGAAGTTATATCATTATCAGCAACTAAACCATTAGTGCTATTGAATATCGTATCTGCCAACATTGTTATTGCTACAAATACTTTATTTGTTGGTGGAGTTATAGCTCCAGTAGTGTCACTAAAAACACTCCCCATCTGTCCAAATCCATATTCTACTGTGTTATGTTTATATGCCATAGTTTATTTATTTAATTATCTGCATGGTGTTTTTGCTCTCACAACACCATCAGTATCTACTTGTATGCTAAAATTTGTTCTTCCATCAGCCGTTACTTTATAGTGACCAGCTTCAAATTTATTATCAGAACGAGCTCTTTTTTTTAAATAAATTATATCACCTACACCTGGAACAGTAGATCCACTATTATGATAAAATGTTTCACTCATTGATCCTGAATAGCCACAAGCAGATCTAGATTGCACTGGAGAAGATGTTACGGAGTTGTAACCTCTTGCAGTTACAACTTCTTTTATTCTCTTCACTAGATGACCCTTTCTTCTACTTCCGGTTTGACCCGAACTATTACCTAATCCCATTATTTACCAAAATAACAAATTACTGCTTTGGCGTTTTCAGGTTTAAATGCTATCCATCTACCATATATTGTTAATCCAGCTGGAAAAGCAGTACCTGTAGCACTAGTACCTCCAGCGCCATGTGTTTCATCAAGAAAAACTAAAGCTTGATCACCAGTTGGAGTTATATCAGTGTCTAATTGAACCTTACTCACACCGTCGTAAGCAGTTACTTTAACACCTTGTTTACTAGGTCCTCTGTAAATTGGATGGGGTGTTTCAGCATCTATTACCATATCTGTATCCGCTTCACTAGCATCTCCGTTTACTAATAACACGTAATTACCAACTTTAATTCTACCAGTTGGATCAGCTGGTGTGTCTAACGTAATGTCAGTTCCAGCAGTAACATCTGCATTTGGTATTTCACTTGACCATACACCATTAAAGTTGAAGTAATTATTTCCAGAAGAGTCAACGTGTTCATCTGTTGATCCTGATATAGCAGGAAAGTTCGGTCCACCTTCATCTAGTTTTTCTGGCGTTAATATTGTTGGCGTGTGTGAATCAGTTATAAATTGAATTGCTACTATAACATGATCTTTTGGTGGTATTATAACGTTGTCAACATCGCAAAAAACACTACCTAATTGTCCGAAGTTATATGCGACTCCTTGTGAATTTATTCCCATTTTATTATTTATTTATTTTGTTCTTGATTCTTTTTTGACGATCCGCCGAAAAAGAAATCGACTACCGTATTAACTTTTGCGCTCATTGCGCCAAATATTGTAGAGATAAAACTTATTTCAAATTCTCCTAAGTTTAGATCTCCTGTTACAAAGTATCTAAACATCATGAAGCTTAATCCAAAGTACGCGATCGTGAATAACGTTGCAAGTATCTTTTGAATAATCGCATCGTCTTTATACATATCCCTAGCGCTCTTTCTGTCTTCGACTTCTTGTTTAAAAGCTTCTTGTTCGGCTTCGAGTAGTAGTCGCTTGAGAGCAAGCTTAGCTTCATCTCTTTCTTTGTCTGTCGTAATAACTTTGTCAAGTATTCCTTCTGCATTTTCTACTACTGTGCTGAATAAGCCACCTACTATTTTTCCTATCATCTTTCATTATCTTTTATCATATCATCGATAGACTTATTCATGACCTTATCGGTGTATGACTTGTTATTAAAAAACACACTTTTCTCTGATGTAGGTATATCTTCCTCTCCTAATAATATTCGATATATCCTACTAATTAAGTGTGAGCATTTAAAAGAGGTTTTGAATACAGAGTATTTGATGGTTGTTCTGTTTCTGTGTCTCCACGTTTCTATCCAACCATTCCTCTTTAGTTTCTCCCAACGGTTCTTATCCCAACTCATGGTATATGTTCCGTCGATAAATTCATTTCTTGTGAAACGCCCCTTGCAATCTAAATATATTAAGAGTTCAAGGTCTGCGTCTGTTAACCCATAAGTTTTACAGGCCCATTTTCTAACGAGCCTGTAATACTTAAGGATTTGTAAATCACGTAAATCGTGAGAAGTTAATCTCATTTAAATTACGGAGATACGTCAACTGTTATGGCAGCACAAGCAGAGATTAAGCCATCGCAGTAAACACTATTAGCGTCATCAGCTATAGTAATTACTTCGTTTTTAAATCCTCCGCTTACAGCAGCACCAACAGATTTTGCAACCGCGTCGGAATTTCCATCAGCAACTGTTAACACAACAGTACTTAACAGTGTTCCGCCTGGAGAGGTAAAATACATGTTCACTACATCATTACCAGCATCTATTAAATATAGATTACTAGCAGGTACGCATAAACTGTCCTCTGTGCCAGTGTTAAAATAAAGCATTGATTGATTCATGTTTTATAATTTTAATTGATTAATAATTTGTTTTCGTCTCTAGGTTTTAGGGTTTTAGTTTGTGGTTTAGGTTTAATCTATTAATACCACGCTACCATTAGATAGCGTAGTATTAATAAGTTGTTAAGCTATTAAGCTATTGTAAATGCTCCATCTAATTTAGACTGACCACTTATATAGATCTTCCCATCAGCCACAACCATATCAATATAGTCACCGATAGTTTCAGCTCCTAGTTCAA